GGCACTCGCCCTGGATCAGATCGCCGCCAGTGGCCGACAACGGCACGTTGTCCAGACTGCCTTCCCAAGCGCGATAGACCTTGCCGTTGCCGCCGAACGCCAGCGAATCGAATATCGTCTGCCAACAGTTCGCGGCCATCCCGGTGAATTGACCCCACGCCTTCGTCAGCGTGTTGTAGACCAACTGGAACGTCTGCTCGGGGATGATGCCGGGGACGTTGATGATGAGCATGTTGGCGGCGGGATAGGTCAGCACGGCCCAGCCTGGACGATACGAGCCTTCCGTCACGACCTCGCTGATGAGGTACTGGATTTTCAGGCTGAGGGCGTTGTTCAGCACGCTGTCCGTGTCCGGCTTGAGGATGCTGTTCATCGTCACCATGCCGTACTGCGTCAGGAGCGCGAAGTCGCCTCCGAACTTGGTCCAGCAGCGGCGGGTGAAGGTCGCGCCGCAGTAGAAGACGCCGATGAGTTTCCATTGTGTCGGGTCATCCGGGTCGATGCCTTGGTAGAGAGATACTTCACCAGCGGACGATACCGCTGCAAGATAGTCGTTTGGTCCATAGCCTGAATCGACCGTGTAGGTCACGAGGGCTTGCAAGTAGCCGCCCCGGTTGAAGTTGCCGCCGAAGTCGAAGAACTTGGCTTCGCCGAACACCTGCTCGGGCGGGAGATACCACGCATTCGTCGTGTCCTTCTCGACGAACCAGAGGCGATGCTGATGGGCGATGGGCTGGACCAGCACCTTGGGATCGACACCCTTGATGGTGTAGGGGGCAACGCCGTCGCCAATCACGAGCGCATGGTAGCCATCTGCTGCCCACACAAAGCCGTCATTCACCCCGTTCAGGGCGATAAGGAACGTGCCGCCAGCGTTTGCCATGTTGGTGTATTGCCACCACGGATTTGCCGATGATGCCTCCGGCGTTGCCGCTGAGTAATCGCCGGGGTCGGTCACGTCGAAAATGCCCACCTGATCCACGGCGAACAGCTTGACTGTTCCATCCCGGCCAGAGTAACGCATGAGGGTGCAGACATCGCCGGTCAGTCCGATGGCGTGTTCCTTGTACCCCTTCCGCAGCCGGCAGCCGAATGGCTCGGGGAAGAAGTTGCGCATGATGACGGCATCCGACTCCGGCATGTTGGAGATCGGGCTGTAAACGTTCAGCCCTCCAGTCGGTGCCTGGACGGTTGTGGAGCCGCTGATCTGCGGAGTGGGGGCGAAGGCAGGCCGGATCATCAAATGTGACTCCACGAATGGCCGGACAAGATGTTGGCTATTTGCTTCCTCGACACGCCATATCTCGCAGCCAACTGTTCCATCGTAGGTCCACGGCGCACTTCGGAACTGTGCTGCTTCCCTGCATAGCTCGCCCTGATTTCAAGCACTTGCTTTTCAGTCAGCTTTGCCACGTTGCTTGACTCTCCGCGCAAGCCGATCCCGGCAGCGCGACCTTTCTCTATGCAGTCACGGACGTTATCCTTTTGCGTGCCAAGAACCAGATGTTCCGGGTTATAGCACGCCGGATTGTCGCACTTGTGCATGACCACCATTCCAGCCGGAATCTGCCGCTTATTGTGCTCTTCCCACATCAAACGATGCACAATCGCGCGCTTTCCTCCACCAACCCGCTTCCGCCCATACCCTCCACGGATGTGTTCGCCACGCCAGAGCCAGCAATCAGTTTGCATTCGTATTCCAATTACCGTCCGGCACATTGTAGGTCGTCAGCCACGGGGTCTTGAACGTGTTGGCGAGACCAAGCACCGGGGCGCCATGGTCCATGCCGGTCAGCGCGTCGAGCGTGCGGGTGAAGTCGGCAGCATAGGCAGTCACGTCCAACCCCTTGGCCTGCCACAGCTTGACCTTGAGGAACTTGACCATGAGCCAGAAATCGAACAGCGGCGTGTCGAGGTCGTTGAGGATGAACGACGTGTACTGGTTCGGGTCGAGGTAGTTGTGCACCCACCCGTTGCTGATGTACTGGAAGTCGAAGACGTGGTTATCCTGGCCCGGCACCGGCAGGATTTCGATGGAGTTATCCACAACCCGGTAGCGGGCGAACGGGCCGACAGAGATCAGCGCGTTGGTCAGGATTTGCCACCCCTGCGGACTGACCGGGCCATAGGCCGGGCGCCGGTTACCGTAGTCCCACATCGTCTGGTTGATGATGCGGGACACGTCGCTCGGGATGGCGTACTTGCCAAGCCCGGCGACGGTGTTGAGAATAAAGGTCTTGAGGAGGAACTGCCACTCGAACAGGTTCAACAGTTCGTTGCCGGCTGCGTCCAGCAAGCCGAGCATCTGAATGCTGGACTGTTCCTGCGAGGTCACAAGCTCGGTCGGAACCGGGAGGCCCAATTCCATCGCGGCTTGCTTGGCAATCTGGAGTGCGTTCCCCTGCATGACTGTTCCTTACTTGGTGGGAGCCTTGGCCTTCAACAGTTCGGCCATCTGCGTCTTGAGTTGGTTGATCTCCTCATCGCGCTTTTCCAGTTCGGCCAGCATCTTGTTGTTGGCTGCCTCACCTTGGGCGGCGTCGAGAAAGGCACGCGCACGGCGACGAAGCTCGTGGCTTCCCATGATGCGCTGTGCCTTCCCGTCGTCCAGTTCGGCCAACTGTTCAACCGTGGAGATGTGCATGGCCTTGAGTTCGGCGACAAGGCCGACAGTCAGTTGCGGCCAGACCTCCAGCGGCGTGCCGGTGACAGCCTGCTCCATGCCCTTCTTGAACAGTTCGTATTGCTTGGCGAAACGCATCCTGAATTCGTCGGTGACGGGGCAATCCACCGTCGTCTTCGAGTCGCCAGGAACGACGATGCGAACGTACTCTTTCTCGTTGAAGATGGGCCGGCCCTGTTGCGCTGACTCGAAGTTGTTCATGACGGCACGGACATAGAAGGTCACGTACAGCTTGCTGTCGCCGGCATACCTCGCCTGATTGGCGAAGTTCTGGATTGTGGCGTCGTCAAAGGTGGGAACCCCACTTTGCATCATCTGGTTCACTTCAATTCTCCTTTTAGTTGGCAGAGAGGGAAAACGGGCCATGCCATCCCGCTGTTACGTGTAACTCTTGACTGGATCAATGCCAACGATGAACAACATCTGCTCCAGGGTGCAGGCAGTACCGGCGTTCTCGGCAACAGCCGTGACGGTGTAGGTCGCTGCCGGGTCGGAATAGTCGATTGCCGTCAGCGCGACGGATACCGGTTTGGACGCGCCCCTGCCTGTTGCCGTGACCTTCCACGGAGTTGGCGTGCCATTCTTGTTGATCGTGAAGGTGACGCTGACATTGTTGGCGCACGACACATCCGCCGAGAAGTTGATGGTGCTGGTCCCGCGCTCACTGCGGGCGACACGGCCTTGGGCGGCGTTGGAGGTCGTCTGTGCCGGGTCGCTGTCGAAGGCTTGGCTGAACACGACCAGCGCAGCAGTAAGGCCGAAGGTCTGCGACAGCGGGCCAGTGGCGGTCAGGTAGCCGTATGCGGGGGCGATGGCGGTGAGGAAGTCGAGGCAGAACTGCCGCAGCGCCGCCGGGGTAATCAACCCGGTCACGTTGTCGGGGAAGTCGGCTGTTGCCTGTGCGATCAGTTCATTGATACTCTTGCGTGCCATCAGCCGAAGCCTCCATCAAAGCCATCCGAGAAACCCTTAAAAGGGGGCGGGGCGACATCAGTCACATAGACCCCTCCAAGCGGCCCCACACGGATGCCACCAACAAATGAGTCGCCGGGGGATACGGGCTGGTTCAACTGACACTTGAGAGCGCCGGTAGCTGTTACCGGCAATCCGCCGACATAGCCGGCGATAGCAGTGCCAGCAACGTCAATGCAGAGGGCGCCGTTGATCATGAAGCCCTTGCCCTGGTCAAACACCTGCGGGGTGTTGGCGTTGACCTTGACCACCCCATCGGGGGTCAGGGTGACGCCCCCGAGCCGAGGGTCAGTCGCAACGGGGGCAACTGTCGTGATGACCAGTGCCCCATCAGCGGTACGAGCGCCGGGCAGCATTAGATCGCTGCTGCGTCGACAGCCCAGAAGAAGTAGTTGGCCGGGACCGTGGCGAAGACGTTGTGCGTCCCCGTCGAATTGTCCTTGGTCGCTACCCCTGCGGCGATTGTCACCTTGTCGCCGGGAACCAGCGCGGTCGCACCGTTCTTGACGAGTTGCGCCTTGCCGCCGTCCGCTGCGTTGTCATTCACCGGCACGAGCCAGTTCGGCTGCGGGGCCGAAGTCTGGAACGGGTTGGTGTCCGACTCGCCGAGGATGTTGGTGGCGAAGGACGTGGCGGGGTTGCACCCGATGTAGTTGGAACTGCCATTCGGACGGGCTGCGCCCTGAACGTAGGCACCGATGGGCGGCTGGATGACAGCCGCAGACCACGGCGTACCGTTGGCGTTGGGACGACCAGCGGCGTTGGCGATTGTTGCACCTGCTGCGGGCATCATGATCTCCTTGGAGGTTTGGGAGTGGGTTTCGGCTTGCAAGCCATGTCAGTTTCCTTGAAAGGTGGCCCCCTGCCGGCCCGATGACACCACAACCCGAGAAGTGGGGTCTCCGGCAGGGGGCCGAACCGTTAGTCGCCGCAGCGGCCCTGGAACTGGAGGCCCGACGCCGTCAGGTTGCCGGCCCACGCCAGAATCTGCACTTCGGCATCCTGGTTCACCGAGTAGCGCTTGCCCGGAGACAGCGGCACCATGTCACGCTGGCTGTGCGGCCTGTAGAACAGGTACTTGGTGTTCAGGAAGAAGCCGGTGCTGGCCGGGCAGAAGCCGCCGATACCGCCGTCGAGCACCACGTCTGCGTCCATGAACTTCTGCGTGACGAAGCCGAGGTTGGCCGAGTCGCTGGAAGTGAAACGCTGGATCAGTTGCAGCGAGGCGGTGTAGAAGCCCCACAGCACGGAGTCGACGATGATGAGGTCGGGACGGTCATTGCCACGGACCAACTGTGCCCACAGCTTGTTGAAGTAGGTCTGGATGTTGCTGGCCGAAACCGGGGCGCCACCATCGGTCGTGAAGTCGAACATCTTGGAGCGCCAGAAGTTCCACGTGGCACGGTCGATGCCGCCCGGCGAGCCGGTAGCCGGATTGACCGGAACCTGGAGATTCAGGCCGGTGATTTCCTTGCCACCGTAGCCGGTGCCATCGGAGTAGAGGCCGCTGGAGATCAGGTTGGCCATCGTGCTTTCGGCAACGGCGATGCGGCCTTCCAGCAGGTCGATGATCTGTTCCTTGCCGGCGTTCTGCAACTGTTCGAGGCCGGAGATGGTGACGGGGCAGGCAGCCTGCTTGATGTCGTACTGCGCTGCGGAGATCACGTCCTGCGCGGCGACCGGCAGGGTCTCGTAACCGCTGTAGTAGCCGGCGTTGGCGTTCTCGGCGAACGACAGTTCTTGCAGGATGACGTTACCGCCGCTGAACTTCTTGACGTTGCCGCGCTGCTTGAGACGGGACAACAGAGCGTTGTTCTTGGTCACGTTGTCGGCGATGATGCCGGAACGGTTCTGGATCGTGGTAGCGATGATGTCGCTGATGGAGGGGTTGGCGAAACTCACGGTAATGCTCCTATTGAGGTTGAGGGACTGTGCTCACGGGACTGCCGATGGGCTGAACAGCTTCGGCCGGCGTCGTGCGCGGGACGCCTGCAACAACATGCGGAGTTCTGAACTGCTTGGGAATGGGGTTGGCGTCTTTGGTAACTGTGCCGGGTCCAGTAATTTCCTTGACGAGGATACTTCTGAACCTGCTCATAACCGTGCTCCCATGCCTCCCAAGAGGCTCTCGATGGTTCCTCTGAGATCGTTTGGATTGGGACCGCCGCTTCCAGGCGTCGATGGTGCTCCACTCACTGATAGCGAAGCTCCTTTGGCGCGTTGCGCCTGCTGGTGGGCTTGCAAGGCCGCATTGGTCGCGGCCTGTGAGGATTCACGCACCGACGATGCCTGATAAGCGCCGTCGTTCATCCGTACTGCACGGCGATATGCTTCCTCAAGGGAAAGCACAGCGCCCTTTTTTGCTGCGATGTCGATCAAGTCGGCCATGTCCTCGCGTACTTCCTCGAAGTACGGGAACCGCTCCACATCAGCGACCATCGACTCGACCGTGTAATCAATTTCCTGCTCCATCCGGTGCCGCTGTTGAGCGGCTTGCTGTTGCTGCGACTGGATGAACTGTTGGACCGGAGCCAGCTTCTGCTCCAGCAATTGCTCCAGCGCCGACTGTTGGGCGACCTCCGGGGTCGGGCCGCCTTGGCCGGACAACACACGGTCCAGACTCACCACGTCGATGTTGAAGTGCTTGATCATGTTGGCGACCATCTGCACCTTGGTCGCCGGGTCGCCGTTGAGCATGATCCGCTCGACGTTCAGCATATTGTTGATCGCCTGGATCGGATTGCCGCCATAGATGGTGTTGATGCGGTCCATGTGCGGGGCAAGTACTTCACGGACAGCGTTGAGCCGGTTGCGGTCTTCGGCTGTTTCCTGGAGAACCTTGGTGGTCTCGCGCTCGCGGCGCAGCACTTCCTGGCGAACGTTCAGCGGCAACTGTGCCCATACCTGCTTCGCCTCACCCTTCCACGACTGCGGGGCGCGATCCGCGCGCAACTCGCGCTTCGGCTGTTCCGGCTGTTCCGG